TTGTTTCTATATTTTGCAACTATCTTATGAGGAAATTCTGTAATGTCAACGCAAACAAATGCTGAATAGTCTTCACCAACTCCCCTTGCAACGTCAACGGTCATTACATAATCATGATCTTGTATTGGATTCTCGTATACATCCAATCCAGCATTTCTTTGGATTGGGTTATCATAAACTAAAGTTCTCAACTTACTCGGAGCAATCAATGTATTAACTGATCCTAAAAATTCACACTCAAACTCAACTTTAAATTGTGCCTCTGAAGTGTTTGCAATTGTAGTCTCTCTCCACTTCTCATCTCTACCAGGAACTTCAGACCAGTGAACATCCGTTGGAATATACTCATTTTTACCTTTCTCCGCATCGTGCCACATGCGGTAGAAATGATTCATACCGTGTGGTGTAGATACAATAATTACTTTGGTGTTTTTACCAGAAGTAATAGTAGGATAAACAGATGCAAAGAACGAGTCTGCAACATGGTTTGGAACGAATGCGAATTCGTCGAGGAAGAGAATGTTGAACGACATGCCTCGGACAGCACTTGCAGACGTAGAAGCTGCCAATATCTTACTGCCATTTTCTAACTCCAGAGATCCTTTGTTCCATGCAATAATACCTTGCTGCATCCATTTGGGCAAGTTCTCATATGCAGTTTGTAATCTACCTAAAAGTTCTCTAGCAGTCGCTGCTTTGTTAGCAAGGATGCCAATATTAACAGAGTCATTGAATACCGCATAATGAAGAAGATAAGAAACAACTGTAGTACTTTTGCCAGTTTGACGGGGCATCTTACAGATGTTAAATCTATTTTCATGAAAATTGTTAATTAATTTTTCTTGGAAATGATATGGATGAAACTGTGTTAATCCTTCATCAAGAGAAACAATTTTTATGTAGTTATTAGCAAAATAGACAGGATCTTCTTTGCATCGCATAAACTCAAAGATTTGCTCTTGAGTAAATTCAATGGGAGTATTTGCTTTTTTTAGATTGGGATTGCCAAGATATACATTATCAGACATGATGCCTCCTATTAAGTAGTCCCAATACCAATAGAAGCACTATCGGCAACGAGAATATCAAAAGTAGTTGAAACTGTGCAGTTACTTCCTGTATAAGCTCTTACTTCAATATCAGTTTTTTCTGGAAAAAATACTGGATAACTATATGGTTTAATAAAGTTACTTCCATATAGATTTAGTTCTGTCACTAATCGAAATGGTTTTACTGCACTATCTTCATTCTGTCTTTGGAACATTCTTACAGCATTCTCTTGGTTTTTATTTTGAGTTGCTGTAAACTGCTTCAAAAATGCCGATTTTCCTGCAGGAACAGTATAAAATGCAACTTGAGATTGTCCCATGTCAGGAGCAATAGCACAAGTTACTGTGCTACCAATTGAAACAGTAATGTTTCCTACATTAGTATTTCCATAGTCAACAAATGCTCTATGTGTTCTTAAAAAATTAACAGAACCAGAAACATTTGCAGTGCCATTTAATAATATAGTTTCTTGTACTTCATCATAGTTGGAATCAAGACCTTGAACTACAATTGACGATGCTCCAGTTCCAACTGATTTGTCTTGAGTACTTGTAGATACTACTGTTATTGTTCCAGCAGTTTCCGGAAACTCATAAACACCTGCTTCAGACCAAACAGTATCATAAGTTGCAGACGTAGAAACTACTGCACCAAACTTATGAACATTTGCCATCTCTGTCATAATACCTGCAGAGACATTCAATTCAAACTGAGTGTTTCCTCCACAAGCACCAATATTGCCAAACTGGTCTGCACATATAAAAACTTCAAAGAGACTTCTTTCTTGATTGAGATAATCTTGATTTATTTTATTCCACTGAGCCATAAATTATTCACTCCAAGTTAATTTCTCTGGTTGATATCTCTGCGTGCTTTTAATTTTTAAAGTGCTTTTTTGTTCTGATACTGGATAAATGTTATGGACAATAGCACCAGGATATTCTCCTTGCAGTGCTTCTGTTAAATCATTTTTGGAAATTATATTTCCTTCAAATTCCATCCTATAAATTTTTCCTTCCCAAACAATATCCGCAAAATAAGATTCGCCAATAGATTCTGAGTTTTCCTCAGAATTATTGATAACTAATGTTCCGTTGAAATCGCCAGAGATATTGACCGACTCTGACATAAATTGTTGAAAACTTTTCATATCAGCAGTTCCAGGCTCTTAGTGATTTGTTGATCCTGCTATCTGGATCGCTTGCTGTTTTAGAAGATGTTAGTTTCTTCTTCATTCCTTTCATTCTGGCGCAAAAGGATGCCCTGCGGGGATTTCCAACCTTCTTTGAAGGTGCCTTAAGGTCGCTGCCTGGATTTTCTCTTTCGTAAGACTTTCTGCCTTTTTCGTTGAGTCCACCCTCTTTGTTTTTTCCTGATTTCCTAGTCCATGCTGCTCCTTCTGCAACTTGGAGTAGTGGTTGTCCTGGGACATAATCGGCGGTTTGGTAACTTTGTACTCTTGCGCCAGGATAAACTTTGTCTACTTCAATCTGTACTTCTGCTCTAGTAGGGACTCTAGTGGAAGGGAAGAACATTCTAAGAACATAATATCTACCTCTCCAGTTGAGAGATGTCATAATAATATTACCAGTTTTAGATGGCAATCTAACTGCTTCACTCATTGGTTTTACATAATTTTTATCGGGACCTGGTTTACCACCGTCTCCACCTCTAGGTTTATCGCATGGAGACATTCCATGAATAGGACAGTCTTCACCTTCATGAGTGTGGTTGCATCCTTTCTTTTCATCAATGAGTTCAACTTCTTCTTTCTTGGTTTTCTTAACACAGTTTGGATATCTCTTTCCAAACATGGTCTTCATACCTTTCTTTTCATAACCTTTCCAACATGCTTCATCGAGTTCGGATTCCGATGTATCAAGTTCAAATTCTTCCTTTTTGGTTTTATTACCCCAATTCTTTGCCCCTGCTTTTCTGCATTTGACTAGTGCTCCTGACGCATATGCACTTGGCCATACAGAGTAACGTGACTTGACCTTATGATAGCAAGCGTCTTTTTCTCCCGCTGCTTCATCAATGTCGATCTCATCACCTACTTCTACATTATTTTCTGCAAACCATCCACGGTTTACTTCTAAAGCACAAATTACTTCTCCATCAGAAGCAATTGGACTTTCCTCATATGGTTCTAATTGTTTGATGCTTTCAATAATACCTTCCTCTGTAATGAATGCAATGTCAAGAGGAATTTTTGTTTCTGTCATATGGAAAGACTGATCTGCAACTTCATCGAAGATGAACAGCATCCCACTATTAATATCCAAACTTTCGCGGAACATAAGTCCTAGATTAAAATCCCTAATATTATTTGGGATTTCAACTTGGAGTGGTAAGGTTGTAAATTCTTCAGTCTTCACATTAATTGCCTTCCCTGATCTATTTGGATTTGGATCTTTTTTATTCTTTCTACGAAACGCTGCTTGTTCCTCATCTTTAGAGAGATTGCGTTTCATTTTTGAAGAACCACATTTTGGTTTTGTGGTTTGTCCTGGTTGCTTGGCACAAGGTTTTCCAGAGTATTTCCCACCCAGTTGAACCCAACCAGGCTTGCCATCACTAGACTTACTCTTGCCAAACCAGTCACGCAGAGAAGAATCACCACTTTTCGATTCACTCACTCCTCCGTTGGATCCACCATTGCCACCACTAGACCCGTTACCACCATTACCATTACCATTGCCGTTACCATTACCATTTTTGTTCTCATCATCTACGGAGTGACCGTTTTCTTTACGAAGATAACCTGCACGACCTACTGCCTTAAATCCTTGAGGGATTGGTTTACACTTTTTATCAGTGTAGCAATAGTATTGTCCAGATGGACATTTACCGTTTTTCTTCATGTTAGCGCGAGTCCATAGATATATTTATAATCCGATGATAGTCAAAGGGTCGCTGAATACAGTTGCAACTCCAGTTGTGGTATCCAATGTTACTCTATTGCTTTCTAAATTCAAACGAGTCATATTACCTAGGTTAGTTCCATCGCTGGAAATACCCACTTGACTAGATCCGTTTACTGAACTTAAAAGTCTAGGCATTAGTTTGCAGTCTCCAAGACTGAGAGAAGAATTTTAAGTGTTGTACCTGCACCAGCACTTGCTTTAAATGAATCGTTTGTTTCTAGAACTAACTTTCCATCTAGAGGGATATATGCATCGTTTACAGGAACGTTTGCAGCATTGATGATTTCTGTTTCTGTTCCAGATCTCACATGTTTACATGTGACCGTAGTTGTCGAAGAACCATAATTGGTAATATGGGCATACAGGATAATTCCAGTATAACCTGCGGGAGCAGTATATATCGTTTGATCACTGGTCGTCAAAATTGCAGTTTCAGTTTGAAATCTGTTAAGTGCTAATTGTGCCATTTAACTGAGTGCTAGGATAAAGGGTGTTATTTCTGAGAACAAACTCTTGGAAAATGCTCTTCCACTAATAGTTCCTGTTGCTTGGTTGATCTGAAGATCATCACCAATTCTAAAGTTACCTGCTTGGTCTGTGCTGGTATATATTACTCTTCCACCATTTTGACTTACAACTTCATTTGCTTGAATGGTAACTCCACCTCGTTTTGGCGTTGCTAAGGTAATAGTATTACCAGAACCAATATATTCAAATGTGTGAGAACTTGCAACAATTTTACTTTGTTGAAAGAAATATGATGTAGAACCAACCCCTACAGTATTGATAAGATTTTCTGCAAGTGTTAATGTAGTAATTCCAGAGACGATGGGTGTAGCACTATTTATTGTATAATAGATATCTGCCATATTGGCAGTTGCAGTAGCAGTGCTTATTCCGCTCTGAGGTCCAGAAATAGTAATTGAAGGTGTAGAGGTATATTGACTTCCACTACTAATGATAGAAATTTCTGTTACAGCACCATTTTCAATAGTAGCAAACGCCGATGCAGTTTCTCCACTTGGACCTGTAGGTGCATCAATCGTAACTGTTGGTGCTTGGGTATATCCAGTTCCACCAGAACCAACAGTGATACTTTCAATAGACTTAAATAGTTGATCAAAATAAACCACTTGACCATCATAAGGTCTTGTAGTTGAAGACCCAACATTGATAGTTACATTATCTTGACCTGCAGTAGCAGAAGAAGTAACAATTCCAGTAAATTGCTGTGGACTTACACCATCAGCAACTAATCCTTGAGTTCCAAAACTGCAGTTACTATTTGCTAAATCTGCTTGTCCACCTTTATGAACTGTGATTGCTTTGTCGCAACAAATAGTAAATACGGAAACTAACTGTGCGTAACCTTCATTGGTAACTGCAACACCAACACCACCCTGATTATATTGAGTGAAGGCATCAACATTCATAGATTTAGTTTTTTCTGCTTTATTTCCATCAATAAAGATACCTGTTCCAGTAGTCGTATCACTGGTACAGTTTTGAATATAAGGACCTTTCCATTTACCACCGCCAACGTTAGTTGCTATTCCAGTTGGGAAAGCAACAGCAGCAGCAGGAGCAACATGACCAGAGAACGTCATGTTTGCAAGTTTACATGCTTTATTGACGTGGAAAATATCACTTGTGGGTGTGCTTGGTAAGACCTTGACAGTTCTTAAATCATCCCCAACAACAGCAGTAAAAGCAGGGAGGGTAATTGGATTTGCCTCTACGTAGTTACCCGATAAAACTTTAATTACTGTGCCAGACTGAGCAATAGAAACTGCGCTTTTAATTGTAAGTTTTGCATTATCAATAGAAGTTCCGTTATTAGTGTCAATACCATCTTTAGCAACATAAAGAACATTTGGTGCAGAGTTAATGCCAGTTGCAGCAGCATTAAGGGTAACGTTATCACCAAGAATGACCTCAGAGTTAGTAATCGTAACTATACCAACACTTACTGTATTGTTATCACCATCAATCGTAACAGAAGCAGTACCAACTGTCAGAATTCCCGTGATTCTTGCATCACCTCTAACTAATAGTGCTGTTGTTGCAGTTCCCGCATTTACTTCGATTCCACTTCTAAAGGTGCTAAGACCAAGAGAATCAACATTTTTTACATCTTCATAGGTGATTGTTCCAGCAACGTTGACGTTTGTTGCTTCAATATCACCTGCAACGAATAGTGCAACACCCGACTTAGCAGTTGTGGTTCCAATACCAACATTCTTAGTAGTGCTGATTCCGATGGTGTTAGATGCCCATGTTCCACCTGCACCAACACCACCAGCTTCTTCTGGTTTCCACTTATTTGATGCACTATTCCATTTAAGGACATATCCATCCTCTAATCCTGAGATATCTACGTCATCAAGGTCTTTGATGAATCCTGCACCACCACCACCGATAGATCCAAGTTGATATTGTACTCTTTCTACAAATCTTTTATAATGTTGTTGTAATTGATCTAGAGTAACAAAATTCTGATCTAGAGGAGTTAATGGATCAGAATTTTTTGTATCAGGGGGATCTTCTCCAAGGGGAACATTGGTTTCTGCTAAAAGTTTTTGCTCCTCTTGCAGTTGGTTTTGGGTGGACTTAATATCCTCAATAATCTTTCTTAAACCCTTGATATCAGACTTCACATAATCAATATCTTCATCATAATACTTGACTTCTGGAATACCAGTAATCTGTTCCTTTAAGTCAGTAAAATAGTTCAGAAGTAACTCATCAGTTTTTACACTAGATTCATTAACTTCTTTGAGTCTCTTGTCGAGATTGTCCTTAAGATTATTATATTCCCCAAGAATTTGTTTCTTGAGTTTACGATCATCATCTTTGAACGTTTTATGATATTCCCAGATCTTCATAGATGAAGATCTCAACTCCTTCCAAATCTTACCTTTTTCTTCCTCTAGTTTATTATCAAGATCTTTTACTTCAGTGCCAAACTGTACTCTGTTTTCAAAGTGTTTAACTTCATTTTCTTCAGATACCTTTTTTAACTCGATGGAAACACTTTCTTCTAAGGTATCAATAGCATCATTGACCTTTACAAAATCCTCATCAATGACACTAAAAGTTTTCCCTATCCAGGAAAAATCTGGGACTTCATTTATTTCATTGACCCATTTGGGAAATTTTGGGATTGATGCTTTTACTTCATCAATAGCCCCACAAATTGCCTCAATCTCAGCATCATAATATTTTACTTCTGGTAAGTTAACTACATCAGTTTGAAGACTATCAATTCTATCTTCAATGGAGTTTACCTGTTCATCATAATATTTGACTTCTGGAAGATCTTTAATCTGTTCTCTTACGAGATCAATCTGACTACATATTGCTTCTACTTC